AAACTGAATTAAGAAAAGCGCAGACGCAAGGAATAGAGGCAGAAACAGCACAAGAGTCTAGACCTGGTATGCCTAAAATAAGTTCCAACATGGAAGATGTGTTGGATGTTTACTATGACAGCACTAGAGATATTGACACGGGATTATTAAAAGATTCTTCATTCATGGGTGGCAAAATAGGGGCTAAAGACATACCAAAATTAGAACTAAATCCTGCTTATGAAAAAATGTTATCACAGCAAGGTAGGGGAGATATAAAAATATATCAATTATCACTTGCTTTAAAGGCTTTAAACGATCCAATCGCAACCACCGAAGAAAAAAGAAAAGCGGAACTAGTATTACAAAAATTTGGTTCACCTAGTATAGGGTCTTCATTATCTAAACGAAATTAAATAATAATGTCTATCTATGACGATCTTGATGCTAGTGTACTGGAAGAATCAATTTATACTGACCTAAATCCTGATGCACTAGACGACCTAAGTATAGTAGGTAATTACACTAATATTTATGATGACTTAGATGTAAATATTGAAGTTGGTACTACGACATCCGATCTCAAAGATCGCATAGACAATACTCCTTGGTATGAGTCTATGGCGTATGAGTTGAATAAAATTAAATTTAACGCCATATTCGGAGGCTTAGAAGGAGTAGGAGAACTCTACCGATCCGGCATGGAACTGCTCGGCAAGGACGTAAAGAATCCTTTTGACGAGGGAGTTCTTGCAGAAACGCGAGATTTGATGGGTGCGACACAAGGTGTAACTCCACAAGAATACCAAGACTCGGTAGTGAAGGATATTGCGCGGATCGGTGTACAAATTGCTCCAGTTGGTGCGGCAGTCAGCGCCGTAAGCAAGTTACCAAAAGTTGCACAAGCAGTAAGTAAAGTACCCAAAGCGCTGCGCTTGCCTGCAGGTGCGGGAATTACTGAGTTTATTGCATTGGCATCAGATGAAAAAGGATTGGCAGATGCAGTCGCAGAAGCAGGCTTCGAGAATCCATTGCAGAAAAAAGATACGGACACCATTCTAACGGGCAACTTCAAGAACCTGGCAGAAGGTTCAGTGGGTGGTGCATTTGCAAAGCTTGGAGTAAAGCTCGCAGATAAAGCAATTATTCCAGCAGTAAACAAAACTTTTAGTGCGATAGATAAAACATTGGGTACGGCAGATAAGTACATTCGACCAATTAAGACAAAACTCAAAGAGATTGATCCATTTGTCGCAAGTCGATTAGACCGCTTTGAACTAGATGTATTAATGTCTAAGCAAGATTTTGCAGAGCGTATCAAACCATTTTCAAAGCAATTTAAAAAACTAAAAAGGAACGAACAAGACCGATTTCAAAGACTAACAAGTAATTCTGAGACCATGCCTGAAGCTTACAAAATGCTTGATAGGGTACAAAAGGAACCTGGCATGGATGGAATCAAAGAGAATTTTTTAGCGGTCAGGGATAGCCTTGATGACTTGTATGAAAGTGCCAACAGGAATGGTATAGATATCGAGTACCGCAAGGATTACTTGCCGCGCGTTATGAAGGATCACGAAGGGTATTTGAAATCCCTCGGAGTTGAACCACAAGGCGAGTTAAAGAAAATGATTAGGCAAGCGGAGCAAAAGAAGTTTGATGATTTGCCTGAGAAAATGAAACTAAGAGCTTCCCCAAAAGACACATCTTTAACAAGCGCAGAAAAATCAAAGGTTGTTCAGAATTTCTTTGAAGGAAACAACTTGCGTGGCAGAGGTAAGATGGGATTACAAAAAGAGCGCACACTTGCCACCATTACGGAAGATACTCAAAAATTTTACGATGACTTCCTTGGAGGACTACAAAAGTATGTTGATAATGTAACATACAATGTAGAAAAAAACCGATTCCTTGGAAAATCGACTGACCCAAATGCAAGAAGTATATTTGAGGATATTGCTCGCATAAGTGATGACGAGGCGGGAGATGAAGCGACAAGATTGCTCAAGCAGAGATTCGATGGAGGTGAAGCAAGAATAAGCGGAGCCACCAATGCAATAAGAAATGCGATTTATGCTAGTACAATCGTCAATCCATACTCCACTATTACCCAACTAGGGGATCTTGCTCTTAACGCATATCGTAACGGCTTAATCAACACAGTCTCACCATTCGGGCCGAAAATTAAACTCAAAGACTTTGGACTCAATGATATTGGTGCAGATTTTGCGGATGCTGGAAAGATGAAGAAAACAATGGATTTTCTTTTTAAGGGAACAGGGTTCAAACAATTAGATGTTGCTTTGAAAGAAAACAATTTGAGGGGTGCATTTAGACAGGCTCAGTCGAAACTTAAAAATAAAAACTCAAAGGCATATAAGGATTTCGTAGAGGAGAATAAGCCTTTTTTCCAAAACGAAACGGATGACTTGGTGGATGCGATCCGACGTGGAGATTCACAGAACGAGAACGTAAAACACTATTTATTCAGCAGACTAACTAAGACACAACCAATCACCCTTTCGGAGATGCCGGAACAGTATCTGAAGATGAAAGGAGGAAGATTGGCTTATTCATTGAAAACTTTTTTTGTTAAGCAATTGGATGTCTTGCGTGAAGATATTCTAAAAAAACTTGCCAAGAGAGAAACCACTAAGGAAGGAGTTCAAAACGCAATCCGTTTTGCCATGCTTTTCGGAGGTGGCACGACGGCAGTTAATATAACAAAGGATTTAGCCCTAGGCCGACCCGTGAGCATACCTGATGAACTGATTGATACTGCCCTACAAATGACAGGTATTTCAAGGTATTCTATTTACAAAGGAAGAGCAGATGGGATTGGAGGATTCTTAGCGGCTATATTGCTCCCACCTATGCCTTTGGTAAATGAAGTTTTTAAAGTTGCAATGGAGCCTACATCGAGCGATCCCGATTTAGGTAAGGCAATCGAGAAACAAAGCCAAGAGCTTATTCGCTATGTTCCTGTTTTCGGTAAAGACTTATATTGGAGAGTTGGTGCGGGTGAGGAAAAGATTAGGAAGGAAAGGCTTGACCAATTACGTGGTAAGAATTAGACATAGACACATAGTATTTAAAACTTTTTGGTTTTTAGCGGGTGGGGACACCCGCTTTTTTTTGTGACTTAAACTTTTTTTTAAAAAAACTTGCAATCGTTTTGGGCATTAAATAAAGATTATTTCAAGACAACGTATGCACTTGCTTACATACAATGCTTACGAGTCTTATCGTTCTTAAAAAATTAAACAAAATTAAAACAGGTCGTGGCCTTGAGATTCTTCGTGCAAAAAAGTCGCTCGGGGAGACTCTTAATCTTTTGGTCGTGGGTTCGAATCCCTCCGCCGGTACCATGTGAAATGCAGGGTATCTGCGACGATTTCGTAAAAAAAACAAAGAAATTAGTCATGATACAAGAAAAAGCTTTACATATTTCGAGCAACTTCATAGGGAAATCAAAAATACCCCAAACCCGTCTGCTCGAGCGCAATGGAAAACTGTACGCAGAATTCTATTACGAGGGCGACAGAATCCGTAAAAGCTTGGATACAAGCGATCTTACCGAAGCGAAGCGCAAAACAAAACTTGCTGTTGCCGATGAGATCAATCGTCGGATAAGTCTAAAGTGCCCCTTGATAAAACATTTTTATGACGTCTATTCATCAAACACATTAGCCAAACGCAGACAGGCATCTCCATCCACTAAAATTAAAAACATCAATTGCATGGAAAGAGTCCTGCGATTTTATGAAATCGACTCGGCGCAACAGGATATTCGACACTTTGCAAAAAAGACTGAACACGGAATTCCGATCTGCGAGGATTTCGTACATAAAAACGGACCCGACTGCATGCGCATGGCACGCAGTTTGTTCTCAAAAGAATGGATTAAATTTTACAAAAGGGCGGGAATCGACACTTCATGGTTTGCGAACTGGATCAGCTTGAGCCTGGAAGCGCCCATCATTCAACCATTTTATCGAAATGAATTGGAAGAGGAACTCATCATCTTGAAGTGTGAATCGTTGAAAGAAACCGACATTGATATTTATAAAGCGTACGCCCTTGCGTACGGACTTGGTTTGCGCTCATCCGAAATTTTAAGGGCCAGGTATTCTGATTTTTGGAAGACGGGTACGAGCCACGTCATCACGATTCGCAAACCGAAATGCGGGGGCGACGTGCAAAATCGAGTGTGCGACCCCTATTGGTGGAATGAAATAAAATCCCTTAAAACAGGCGAGGACGATTTGATAATCACCTGTCAAAAGGATCGAGTCGTCCGTGAATTTCCACAATTTCTACGAGAGGAATGCAAGGTCGATGATAAAAGGCCCGTGCATAAGTTGAGAAAAATGGCGGGTGATCGAGTCATGCGGTTGAATGGCAACAGCATATACGTTGCGAAGGAAGTATTGGGTCATAGATCAATTGACATCACCTCGAAAATTTACGCAGGTTTCCCCGACGTGAAGGCAAGTCGGTAAAATTCACAAACAAATAATAAATAACGAAAGAATAATAACGAATAAAACTACAAAACACTACATATCATGATCACTTCATACTTGAAAGGAATAAGAATCGAATACGAACACGAAAGCAACTTAGTGACATTACTCGCCGAATCTCCGACAACTGTTGAACTTAATGAACTGTTGGATGAACTTACTTCTTTTTATCCTCGAAAACCTCGAACTTCAGAGGAAACGGGAAGCGAAAATTCTTTTCAGCGATCGCTTTGCAACCCGCTCGTAGGATCATATCGTAAATCTGAGCTTGAATGAGTCCGCTGTCATCAGAAATCTTTTTAACTGTCTTGCGAACGATGGGTGATAAGCGCAGTGAAATGGGTTTTGTCGTATTTTCTCTAGTCATGAATAATTTTCATGCTACAAACTACAAACAATGTCAATATATAAATAGAATTAATTAAAATGGGTTATTTAGATAATATAAAACGAGCACCTACAAATGGTGGCAACAGCGGAAATTATATGAAGCTCGTACAGGGTGAAAATAAATTCCGAATACTGGGTTCAATAGAAGACGGGGGTTTTATCACGGGCATGCTCGGATGGATCGAAGAAGATGGGAAGAAAACGCCCGTCAGGTGGGAATGCGAAAGCGAACAACCAATGAAATTTGCGGACAAACCCAAAGAATTCTTTGCCATGAAAGTCTACAACTATGCTCAAGAGCGGGTACAGGTTCTTGAAATTACGCAGGTTAAGCTGAAAAACGACCTCACTTCATATTGCGAGGATGAAGAGTGGGGTGATCCGCGCAAGTACGACATCAGCATAATGAGGAACGGCGAAGGCATGGACACCACTTACGCTATGGTTCCGAAACCCCACAAGAAGATGTCTGATGAGGTGCGCCAAGCAATCACTAATACAAGCGTGAATCTCAAGGCTCTCTACACGGGTGGCGATCCATTTGCGGAAAACGAGAAGGAACCATTCTGATGATTAGAACTGACATCAGTAGCGAATCCTATCATTTGGGTAGCGAGCTTTCACGATCCCGCGCTTGGGATTTGCTGAAATTGACCCCCATGCACGTGAAGCATTCGATTGATCATCCTCCACCCAGCACTCCCGCACTACTGATGGGCGGATGCTTTCATTCGGCGGTACTCGAACCCGATAAATTGGAGTATGAATACGGTGAACTGCCGAATGAAATAGATGGAAAGAGTCCGGCAACGAAGCACTATAAGGAAAAAATGTCCGAGATGAAATTCAACTACCCCGAAAGACGTTGGTTGAATGCAAAGGATTTTAATACGTGTATGGAGATGGCGGCAAGCGCATTGGAAAACCCCGTGCTGAGCGAATACATGTCCGACATGGATGCCATTATCGAGGGAACCGGGTATTTTTCGATGGCGGGGGCGGAGTGTCGTGTAAGACCCGATTATTTTTTGCCCGGCGCGGAAGTGGTGATTGATCTCAAATCCACGATGGATGCCTCGGAAAAAGGTTTTGAGAAATCCGTTCGGCAATTCGGTTACGCATTCCAGGCATGTTTTTACATGGAGGGATTGCGGAGAATGGGATACGACGTAAATGAATTCATATTCGTGGCGGTGGAAAAACGACCGCCCTACGCAACCGCCGCCTATCGACTTCCGATTGCTGAAATCACAAAATACTTAGAAGACATGACAAGTTCGTGCAGATTATGGTCTAAGTGCGTATCGAGCAAGGTGTGGCCCGGATATGATCCGCAAGTCGTGACGCTTGACATAAATAATTACTACAATCAAAAATCAATTGCGGACATTGCCAGGATGTTCAACGTCAGTCGTACCTACGTGTACAAACTAGTCAATACCTACCAACTGGAGACTCGACGGATGGGCAACAAGAACATGTTGGAACCCAAGGAATTCCAACGGGCATTGGTTCGTGAAAACAAATCGAAAAGGGCGGCATGAAAAAAGATTTGAAACATATTAAGCAAGGTGTGGAATTTGCAAAGGCGTTGGTGGATTCGGAGGATTTTATGGGCGCAACCGCCGTACAGCAATCCGTTCTCGAATACCTCGTGGCGTATTTGTCGGGCGAGGATTTGAACAACCAATCGAAACCCGACATCACCCTTCATTTCGAGGAGGATTTTTCCAATGGGGAAACTGAGTCGTGACAAGGGCAAGCGGTACGAACGAGAAATAGCAAATTATTTATCGGACAATGGATTCCCCGCTCGGCGGGGGCAACAGTTTTCGGGTGGCGGGGACAGTCCCGACGTGGTGAGCGAGGAGTTTCCGTTTCACATAGAAGCTAAAAGAGTCGAAAGGCTGGACTTGTACAAAGCATTCACCCAATCAATTCGTGATGCGGGGGACAAACCACCCTGCGTGGTTCATAGAAAAAACAATTCGGAGAGTATGTTCACTTGTCGTTTAAGCGATTTGGTGGCTCTCCTCAACAAACAAACATGGAAAGAATAATAAAAATGATTACAGAATTACAACCAACAACAGAAGAATTAATGACTGAATTCAAAGAAGCCCTGACATCCGGCATCAATGGGTTCGTAAAAGCGGGAGAAATATACGTAAAAGCAATAGATCAGGACCCAAGCAACGCGGATAGGATGCAACTTGAATTTCGTGATATTGTACCGCCCAAAGCTTGGAAGCAATTTGAGGCAATCGGCAGAAAGTGGGTTCATCCAAAGCTTATTTTAGGAGGAATGTCGGACCCGAAAAAAACGAATATTGTAAAGCGATTGCCTTACAGTTTGCAGAATCGCGTGTTTCAAGGTGAAAAGTTCGAGCTCCTCATATCGGGCGGAGACGTGCTTGAGGTAAGTGCGCTGGACGCAAGTAATGAGCAGACTCTTCAATTGTTTGGAGATGGTAATTTACGAACCTTGCGTGAGCAAAAAGCATACATCGAGAACAGTAAACTACAAGAGGACTTGAAGCCGCAGGAATTGCCGTATTATTTTCAAAAGGGTAAGATTATATTTCGCAAAAATACAGAGCTTACAAGGGCAGAAATGAAACAACTGCTCACTCAACTATGAGATCGAAGTCCAATAGATGTAAATGCAAAGATAAAAGAAATTACATTAGAACACGCAGAAAGTTTTTTGGTTTTGTATACCGATTGCAGAATAAAGACCTTAAAAGCCAAGAAAAGACGGCATTGAGATACTGCAACTACCTAGAGTGGTTGGACGAATGTTATGCGCCTCTTGTTCATATTACCACAGAAGAGATTGAAAAATATCAAAAGCAGTCATACATTAGAGATCGTTTTCCATTTCCATGCATTTATGCAGAAGTTGAAGATCCGTTTGCTAGTCCATACGCCGGAACTGGAAACGGATATTGGTTGATCGTAAAACCAGGATATTATCGTGTGAAAAAATCTTTTCGGACCGATGTTTATGGAGACAAAATAGGTGACTTCTATACGATGCCGCACTATAATGGCATGCCTTATTTCAATGCCATAAACTCAAGACGATACAACAACTACGTATCAAGAGCATTTCATGAAGTGCTAGAACATTACAGTAAGATAGAGCAAGCTATTCATAGGGAAAAACTCAAAATAGAACACAGAAAAGCGTGTACTTACAATCGTTTGAAAAATGCACAAATTCTTAAAAAGGTAATTGCTCGTCAAAAAGTTAGGGATCGAGCGAGTCGTGTTCGTGGAGTCACTCCAACCAAAGAAACAATCAATTTCTTTCAAGCGTTAGCAATTGGTTCAGCAATGAATAATAAAATCCATGAAAAAACAGGACGATAAAGTCGAACTGCGACTACGCATACCCAAGTTACATCATGACATATTACAAGAGTATTGTAAACTTTACGGCACTACCCAATCTGCCGCAATTTGCGGCTATATTTGGGATGTTTTAGGGAGGTTTTTGGTAAAATCCCTCACGCGCGCGGATATTCTTTCCAAGAATATTAATATTAACTATAGCGTTGAATCCGCAAAAAGCGGCAAATCCAATTCCAAGCCGCGCAGGAAAAAAGTCACCGCGATCCCCGATGATTTCAATCCACCCGAAAGCATAACCGCAGAAGAAGAGTTGAACCATAAGCTTGCGGTAAATATGTTCATTGACTGGGCGAAAAGCAATGGTCATCAAAAAGCCGACTGGATCGCCACCTTTCGAAACGCCTGTCGCGGATGGCTCAAGGAGCGAGTACCGCAGAACAAGGATGAGTGGAAAGGTATCAAACGAGTGTGACTGATTTCTCACTGGCTGAGATTGCAGTTCTCTCCGCCTGTATGCGCGACGAGAGCGGTCGCTCCTCCGCCTTGGCGCTTGAACATTTAATCGAGGAAGATTTTTCCACGACCGAGCGCCAAACCATATTCCGCTCGATTGCCAAACACGCGCCCGACGTCAATGAAGTGGACGTGATGATCGAGCATCCCGAACTCGCGAATGAAATAACCCACGTTTCCCAGCACTACGGAGGCGGGCGAATAGACCGCTACGTCGACCAGGTAATCGAGCAGAGGAATCACAAGGCGATTCATCGGGCAATCCTCCACGCACAGGACGATCTCAACGACCCCGCGCTGACTGCGGAAGACGCCGCTTCCAATTTCTCCCGTCTCGTTTCTCAAAGCCTCGGCAAACGAAGGGGACAGGTGAGTGTGAAGACGGCGGTCACGGAAGCGGAAGCGGAATATCTTGCAATCGACGCGGGCGGAGTTTCCGCGATATCCACGGGATTCAGAGGATTGAACGGACTGCTCAACGGAGGATTCCGCGAGGGATGTCTCTACGTACTCGCCGCGCGACCAGGAATCGGGAAGTCCGCACTGGCGATTCACTTTACGCATGAATGCGCCAAGCAGGGTAGGCGCACGAGCTATTGCTCACTTGAAATGCAGGCGGTTGAGTGCAGTGCCAGATTGCTCACCAACGTGAGCGGAGTCCCGCGCCCTACCATGAAGAACTCACTCAATCATATCGACCGAAGAAGACTGAGCGAAACCACTCAAGCGATTAAGAAGTGGCCAATCACGTTCAAGGACGATCAGGAAGCCACTCTTGAGAGTCTGCGCGGGTTTCTCGAACAAGAACGCATGGCGGGCGAACTCGGCTTGGTTGTGGTGGATTATTTGCAACTTCTCTCCGCCAAGGGCTACGACTCGCGAACACAGGAGGTTTCCGAAATATCACGCACCTTGAAACAACTCGCCGTTTCTCTTAACTGCTCGGTCCTCGCCCTTTCCCAACTCAACCGCGCTCTTGAAGTACAGAAGCGCAAACCCGCGCTCTCCGACCTGCGCGAATCCGGCAGTATCGAACAGGACGCGGACGTGGTGTTGCTCCTTTCTCCCAGTGATGACGACCTCACAAACCTGGAGGTTGCGAAAAACCGCAACGGTGAGCAGGGAATGACCAGCCTGGAATTCGACAAGCGACTCGGTCGATTCACGCACTTCACGGAAGCGCGTCTGCATGATGACAAGAAAAAGTTTTCGTATTGAAGACTACTTTGGGTTACATAAGATTACAGGAATGGCGTTTAAGCTACAGCATTGTACCCTAAAAGACGCTAGAACTCAAAACATGAGTCTTTACCTTCGTAGAATAACAAAACGATTTGTAGGGGCTATATGCCCTTTAAAGTAATGCGCTTTGATGATGCCTAGTTCTTCCATCGCAATTAAAAAATCCATTCCTTTCTCCTCAATCGTTTGTTCGTATTCGTCAATCCAAGGAAAAAATTGTTCTTCACTCATCGCATTTCTCCTTTCATATTCTTTCTCTTTTGCCAAGCTTCAACCGCCTTGGGCGCGAACCGCATCACCAAAAAGATGATGAGGCCCAACGCCAGGCGCGCAATTGTGTCTGATTCGTTTGGCTTAGTCATGATTATAATGCCCCCTTTTTAAATGCTTCGTTATCATAAGTTGCACCTGGAAGTTCTAACTCTTCATAAGTATGCCCGAAGTAATCCTTAGCTTTGATCCAATCCCTTGGGGCATACTCCTCATCCCAATGGGAAGTCATTGCTTTGTATGCCTTGCGACACATGCCCTCTGCTTCCTTTGCGGTGCATCCATACCCCATGATGTCACCTTTGGGCAGTCTTAATCCAAATATATGTATACTCATCCCTCCCGCCCGTCTACTTTGGCGAGGACCTCGCGAGCTTCATGGTCATCCGGTATTGCTCCTATGCATCTTTCCCAATCTGCTACCAAATTTTGTAGTGCCTCGTACATCTCAGGAGCCGCCGCGATCAAGCGCGCGTTGGCCCACATCTCATGCCCGTCTCCATTCAACGGTGTAAACGCAATAGTTTGACGGTTCCCGCTTGGATGATTTGCGTCTACTTCAAACAAACCTTTATTTGACGGATTATAAGTTTGCTGAAATGCGTGCCAAGGTCCGGGCGTGTGTGTGGCGTGTTTCTCTTTTGTATCGTTCATGCGTGCTCCTTTAGTCCTCTATTTTGCGCTTTGAATTGATAAGAACAGAACGGAGATTGTTGATGTCATTTTTTTCAATCTCGATTTGCTGAAGTCTCTTATTGAGATAATCAATTTGTTTCTCCATTGAGTTTACCATCTCCTTAACTTGGATTCGCTCTTGAAACAAATTACCTTTGCGGTCATTAAGCTTTTGGATTTTTTCGTTAATACTTTTCATCTTATGTCCCTAGGCAGGTCGTATCCTAATTCAAAGAGTATGCCTTTTCTTTCTATATCAGTAATTTGACTGAATATAGATTGTAGTAGTTTCTCTTCGGCTTCTTCCAATTTGAAGTGAGTTAAAGATACTTGATTCAATGCTTCTCCATGGTCACTTATTGCCTTCCTGTAGGTATCAAGTGCCTGTTTGTTTGGTTTCTTGGTCAATGCCAGTTTTATTATATGATTCATATTGTTACTCCATAATCTAGGTTTAGGTTTAGTGTTGTCTGTGTTTTATTAGCGAGTCTTGCCATCTTTTCTTTCTTTGGTTATTTATAGGTTGAATGTCAGTTGCACTTTCTCGCGCTCTGTCAAGTTGACTCGCGCGCGTTTACGCTTTACGCGGATCGTTTCACGATCGCTCGCCTTGCGTTCCCGTGCTTCGCGTTCCTTGCGAGCTTTCTCGCCCTCTTCGAAGGCTTCTTTCAGAGCTTGTGGGAATAGTTTACTTGCGTGGATCATTAGTAGCTTTCTCCTTTGCTATTTGCTTATCAATTTTGCTTTTAGCTTCTTCTAGTGTTTTGGCAGAGTATGGATAAGTAATAGGCTGAAATACAAACTCACCATTGTCTTTTCTCCATTGCCATAACTCATGTATCCGCTTGTAATGGATAATGTAGCCTTCGTATTTCCGTATTATTGGTTTTGGTTTCATGCTAATTTCCTCTCTTTGTAAGTAGTGTTTGAATCGCGATCCAAGCGCCCGCGATGAGCCATGGGAGCCAGAGGCAAAGAGTGAGTTCGTAATGTGTCATGCTTCGCAAGTCTCCTCGGTTTCAATGATTGAAGAAGGAAAGGTAAAAACATAACCACCGTTTACCCCCCCGTAATTCATCTTGGAAATATCCCAATCCAATTTGCATTTGCTCACCAATGCTTTTACCGCTTTGAAATGGAGCTTTGCATCGCTTAATGCGTAATCATAAGAAATGATGCATGAATGCCCATTGCAAGTGAACGCTTTGATGCGTGAGGGTTTTGTATTAGTCGCACCGAGGTACTTTGTTTGTATTGCTATCATAGTATTTTGATTTTTTGATTTTGGTTGTGAGGGAAAGACCCTCAATGGATGTACTCAAGTAAAACTACAAACGGCGACGACGCAAGCACAAAATGTTAATTTCTGTTGAAACCCGCATTCTAGAGCGTCAAAAAAATTTAAAAAAAGTTTCAAGCGATCACAGACAATTGAAAAGTCAAGCAAATGTAAACAAGAAATACAATTGATTAGTTGAAATTCATTTCTACCCGCCCGCCCTTTTTTTCAGTAAGCGAAACACGTAAGAACGCATCAACGCATCATGATACGTTGATATGTTATTGCAGGCGGTATGATTCACCGCCAATCACAAGCAATCGATTGGCACAATTGGCGCAAATGCCAAGGTATTGCAGTAAACAAGCGAATCAGCAGTAGACTTTTAGTCTATTGAGCCGACAATTTAGCAAAAAAAATCGCATAAAAAGACGCATGCAGGGGGGGCGGGGGTGCGCGCATGTCCGCGCTAATTTATATATTATCATCACTCCCCCCACGAAATTTTTCGCAATAAGAGTGGGCATCGCAAAGTACGGTATCGTATTCGTGCGTAGTCTCAGCTTGAGAACAATTCCCAATGCTCGCGATACTTTTCATGCTTGGCCTTGGAAGCGGCGTTGTGCGGATAGAGGGATATTCTGATTGCGTTGTCGATGGCGAGCGTGGGAATGATGTACCAGGTCGGTATTTTTTCAATGTAGGCGGCGAGAACGTCGACCTTGGTGGGATCGATTGACTGCTTGGTACTGGACCCGCTTGCGGTGGTGATCATATACCTGCCCAATCCTCCGCGCGTTTTATCGTACGCTTTGTCGGCGGTTCCCTTGATCTGCACCTTATAGGACTTCCCCGCCCGGTTCATGACCAGACAGTCCTGCGGAAGATAGTCGCCGAGCGGAATAAAGACTTCGAGATTTCGGGCGAGCGCTTCCGTGTAAAATATCTGTTCGTAAAGATTACCCTTTCTTTTCATCGAGGTCGATGGTTTCCTCATCCCTGCGTCCCTTGAGTATCGACCGTACTTTGTCGGGGGAGACGTCGGACGCTCCGAGTTTAACCGATGCGTTGGCGGTTATGTTGGTGGGTCTGCCCGAAATGGTCATGTATTTATCGAAAAGCATGCCCACGGCATAGGCTTTGTTTTGCGCGGGAATCTTGTCGATTGAATCATGCAGATCGTTGAGTGAATCCGCGACCATGTGCTGAAGTTTTTTCGAGACTGCGTTGAGAAATTCCTGCTCGGTCATTTTCATGCCGAACTTCATGGCGTTTTGTATTCTCAGTCTGTCTTCTTCCTGCTTTGTGGAAAGTTCGAGGTTTTCACACTCCTGTTTGTGAGTGGATTGTTTGGACGCGATCCGCACGGCGGAATTGATTATCTTATCCTTGAGCTTGGCATCGAAGGCATTGAGTTTTTTGGGTATCCCTCTTGGCATTGTTCTTAATTTTATCGGTTTTTATTTGACTTGTACAGAGCAAACTACACAAGGATACATGTGGATACAAAGTTGACGGGCATACAGGCGAGAAAGATATTGGAGGACGCGGGTGTCAGTCGTGATGAATTTGCGGGTATCATGGGAATCAAGCGCAGTACGATGCGCACCTGTCTGTACGGCAACCGCGTTTCGCGCAAGATGGTGTTGAAATTGAAGGAGCTTGCGGGAGAGGAGATTGAAAAGCGCGAGATTGCGGACGTTGAGGAAATGATCGAGCAGGTGGTTGCGCCGATCAAGGAGGTGGAGAAGCGGGTGAAAGGGGCGGAGGAATTGATCGGACGGGTGTATTTGAAACCGAGAAATCCCTACCGCTACGACGTTGAATTTGCGGATGGGAGTCATGGCTGGTTCCGCGCGAAGCCGAACAGTTATTTTATCGGGGATGAGGTACGTTTGAGAAAAGCGGATCGTGGATGGGAGGTTGTGCGATGTGGATAATCCCCAAAACATTATCAGCTTTTGTTCCGGCTACGCCGGACTCGAACTTGGAATCGAGCGAGCTGGCGTGGATGTACGCACAATCTGTTTCGTGGAGAGGGAAGGATTCTGCATCGCCAACCTGGTTGCGAAGATTGAAGAAGGGAGGCTTTCTGACGCACCTGTCTGGACGGACCTTAAAACCTTCCCTGCATCAGACTTTCGTGGAATCGTGGACGGCATATGTTGCGGCTACCCATGCCAACCGTTCAGTAGCGCAGGAAAAAGACAAGGCGAAGAAGACCCAAGACACTTATGGCCCTATATCCGCAAGCACATCCAAACAATTAGACCTTCCTGGGTTTTTGCCGAAAATGTTTTCGGACACTTGTCGCTTGGACTCTCCACAGTCCTCAGCGATTTGGCAGAAGATGGCTACCGATATGAAACAGGCATATTCAGCGCGGAAGAAGTTGGCGCTCCGCACCAAAGGAAACGAGTGTTCATCCTTGCGAAACTACCCGACACCCGAAGCCCATACAGTGGAGAAGTACAGCTTACAGAAGGACGGACAGAAGAAGACGCAAAGGAGCAGAAACTTAACAGCAATGGCAATAAACGGGGAGTTGAGCAATTGGCCCACCCCGCGAGCCGGGAACCCCGGCAGTCGCAAGCCCGGAACGGGGGGCAAGATACTAGCGGAGGAAGCGAAGAAGAATTGGCCGACACCCGCAACAAGGGATCATCATCCGCAGGGGGTGAATCACAACACAAAGGCGCAATCAAGCAGTCTTTCCACAATTTTAGCGAAGAAACACAATGGCCTGCCCGTCCCGGAGAAGAGCAATATGACTGGGAAGAACCACGGGTCACCGAAGCTCAATCCGAATTGGGTGGAAGCATTGCTCCTGGGCAGGGGCATGACGGGGTGGACCCAATTGCCAACAGAGTGGACCGACTCCGCCTCCTTGGCAACGGAGTCGTCCCCCAAACCGCAGAATTAGCGTGGAAGACATTATGGAAGGAAATGAAATGACCGAAGAGGAATTCGAAGCGCGAGCGTTATACGAGGATTACCGGGAGGAATTGTGCAAAAAACGCATGGAAGAGAATGAACCGATAACCGACGAAGAATTTGAAAAGCGGGCAAATTACGACGAATACGCCGAGCAGTTGCGTCGTGATCGCAACGTTGCGCGGGGACAGGGATGGATGAACGACGATGAATAATCGTTTGGCAACCTACGAAGAGGTTTTGCGCGGATGGCGGTATTTTTGGTCGCAGACGGAAATTGATCACTTTGTCAAGGACGAGAATGGAAGAAACTTACTGGATGAAAACGGAATGATGCTTGCGGTGCGAACCAAGAAACAACGTCAATTCCCAAGCAAAATGTATTCGTACTTTAAGAATTGTGAACAAGGTAAAAAGAAAAGTGATTCATGAAATAAAGTCCCTGCTTCACCGCTGGGGCGAGGAAAGTGATTTGGATGAAGAGGATTTGTTGAAGTGCGTGGGTGAGGCGATTGATGAATATTTCGACGAGGACGTAATTGATTTTGACAGCGACATAGAATTGGAGGAAGAGGAATGAACGTATATTCGCCCACGGGCAAAAAGATCGAGAACTGGCCGCAATGGGTACAGCGGTTGGTGGATGAAAACAAGAAACTGTACGACCGTATCAATGAGTTGCGTGCGGAGAATCTGCAACTCAAGGCGAGGTGTCGTGACCAGTGAATCCGAACTGCACGAAAGAATACGCAGGAGTGAAACGCAGCTTGTTTCGCAAAAATGCATCGTCCGATTGGTCAGGGCGGACGCATCCGACGTTGAAATTAAGCCCCGAAACGTTGGAGAGGATACTGAAGGCTGGTCGGTTGGTAAGGAGAAAATCCCGACCGACACGCTCGAACAGGCAATAATCGTGGCTATGGAGATGCAGGCGAGGGAGAGGGATGCGTAGAATTCTGTTGTTCGTTTTATTTTTTTCATCATGCGCGCAAAAGCAGTGGTCGAATGAAATAACGGAGATCATTCGTCGAGATGCGGAAAACAAGAGGCATGAAATCATGATTCTTGAAGAGATTGGAAACGCCGAGACGAATGAGGACAGGCGTGCGTTCATGTTTTTTTTTCAAGAATACATGCGCGTACCGAGGTTGAAGATTCGCGAGGAGTGGAAGGAGCATCCCGAATACATTGAGGGTGGGATTGATGTGAAGTATTAGAATTTGCGTTTTTTCAATGAAAACTAAAGTAACAGAAAAATTTACATTTGAAGCGGCTCATCGAATTGAGGGAGTCGGTAAAGAAAACGCAAGGATTCATGGTCATTCGCATGAAGTATATGTAACCATAAGCGGAGAACCTAATAAGCGATATGGATGGGTTATTCCCCATGAAGAGTTTCGGACTAAGGCAGGGGCAATCGTTAAGCAGTTAGATCATACATATTTGAATGAGTTTATTGAAAATCCCACAGCTGAAATGATAGCTCGGCACTTGTGGTTAAAGTTGATGGATAAAAGATTTCCAGATCATTTGACCTTGGAATCTGTAAAAGTCTGCAAAGTGGGAATGTGCGTGGAGGTAAATGGATGATAGAAGCAAGGTTAGTCTACTTAGCAGGACCAATTTACGAGCAAGATGACACTTGTATTCGTTGGAGAAAAGCCGCCCACAAGATATTGATGACTAAAAACATCATGTGCATCAAACCAACTGATGCTGATTATCGAGGGCAAGAAACTCAAAAATATATTCCCGAAACAATAGTTCAAAAAGACAAAAGTGATATTATGACTTGCGATACTATCTTGGCAAAATGCGACTTTCCAAGTTACGGAACCGCAATGGAAATAATGTTTGCCTGGTCGTTGCAGAAGCAAATTATTGTGGTGACAAATAGCTTCAGTCCTTGGATTCGCTTCCATGCGAGTTTTATATTTCCTACTGTAGAAAAAGCACTTGATAATTTGAAATTCCCCGAATTTGACCCAGGTATAACCAAATGATTGTAATGCCTTCTAATAATGCAAAAGGCATTGTCCATTATTGGGCGGGGCAGGGTTATCCTGTTGGTTGGTTATTTACACCTGAAGGTTCAGTCCGTGAACCAGTTCCTTGGATTCCATATGCGGTGGATAATGGCAAATTTGCAGTTTGGTCAAGCGGTAAGGATTGGTGTGAACACGCCTTCTTAAAGCTTTTGGATTACTACAACGAAACGATTCTAAAGCCTCGCTTTGTCAATGTACCCGATGAGGTAGGAGATGCAGATGAGACGAAAAGAATGTGGGATAAATGGTATCCTATTTTAAAACAATCATACAACCTAGATTGGTCTTTTTGCGTACAGGACGGAATGACTCCAGACGATGTGCCTAGTGAAGCATCTGTTGTATTTGTTGGAGGGACTATGGAGTGGAAACTTCGGAATCTCACAATGTGGACTGAATCATTTGATCGCGTCCATGTCGGAGCAATCAATACTTTTAAGAATTTATTACGATGCCAAGAGATTGGTGTGGAGTCATGTGATGGTACTGGATGGTTTCGGGGTCCAAAGATGACAGATACTCTTCATCGTTATTTTCGAGTCCAAGCAGGAGAAGAGTTATTACCTAATCAAATGCAATTATGCCTAAGATAACCTACGCAGATGAGGTGGATGCCCACTTTGGCATCCCTTGGACGGATGATTTAAAGTATGTCAAGGGCGAGCTTGCCTGTGCCTTGAGCGAGGAGGAAATCGACGCATTGCCGCAGGAACGGGCGGAGATGTTGAGTCGTTTAATGATTGACCAACCACAAAGCGAAAAAGAAGACCCGATTGAATGGGGATGGACACTACCGGGGTGGAGACGGGTAATGGATCGATTCAATAAGGATAAAATACATGTGATATTGGGCGGAAATCGTGCGGCTAAGAGTTATTTTTCAACCCGAATGCTCGTACATTTAGCCCAACAGATTCCCGAAGCGGAGATTCGCAGTATGCACGTGACAGAGGAGCGCAGTATTCAAGACGCTCAGAAAATGGTGTGGTCAGCACTTCCAATGAGATACAAGCGGTCAAAAAAGAAGGGTGCTAATCATAGTTTGCAATACAATCAGAAGAACGGATTTAATTCAGCCAAGGCAATTCTTCCACCACTTGACCCGAATGCGGAGCGTGGATCGACGATTTATTTCAATAATTATCGCCAGTACATGGCGGACCCGCAGATATTTGAGGGTTGGTCGGCACATTGCATACATCTTGAGGAGGAAGTTCCCAATAATATTTTTGAAACACTTCTTGGTCGAACCGTTGATTATCACGGACGATTGATTTTGTCATTTACCACTCTACAGGGATTTACCCCATTGGTTAATAGTTTACTCAAAGGCGCACATACAGTTAAGAAAAAATACAGTAAATTATTAGACCGTGAATTACCAATTGAACAAGTCTCTGCAAACTGGCCCGATTGCCGAATTTATTATTTTTGGACACAGGATTCCCCGTTTATAGATGGTGATGAATTAATCCGCACATACTCAAAGCAACCACTGGAGGTCAAGCTTGCCCGATTATACGGCATTCCGAGCAAAGCCGTGGAGGGCAGGTTCCCAAAATTCAACAGGGAAACAAATGTTGTTCCGCATGAAAAAATTCCATTCATACAGGATGACACACGGGCAGTCACACGATATATGGTGGTTGATCCCGGCGGCTCGAAACCGTGGGTGTGCATATGGGCGGGAGTCATGCGGGATGGAAGTATTTACATCTACCGCGAGTTCCCCGACACCACGATGGGTCAATGGGCATTACCACATATCAACGGGGTAGGGAAGAGCGTGGGCAAGCCTGGTCCCGCCCAAAGACCACTCGGTTGGGGGTACAATCAATACAAGGAACATTTCGAGGATATGGAACAGGATGAGGAAATATTTGAGCGTATTGTTGACCCTAGAATGGGCGCGGCAACGGTCAGGGAAAAAGAGGGGGAAAGTAACATAATTACGACTATGGCAAACTTGGGCGTTGTTATGCGTCCCGCACCGGGCGTGGAAATCGAGACGGGGATTGCAAAGATCAATGATGCGTTATCGTGGAATGACACCGAGCCGATGAGCGACGAGAATAAACCGAAACTTTATATTTCCGACAGATGCGAGAATACGATCACTTCGATGATGGAGTACACGGGTCAGTCACGCGCTGATCATTTTAGTGATCAAATCGACTGTATTCGATACCTCATGGTCAGTGGCGCGGATCATATAACCAATGAAAGCATGATGGTCACGGGCGGAGGCGGCTATTGAAAACCTCCTGCGGGGAAAACTTCGATCAAAAAAAACCCGCAGGAGGTTGAACTATAATATGACCTAATAATATTGAACGAATTCCATTTGACTAGTCAACTACAAACGACTATAAATTGATACTAAGTATGCAAAGTAATGCCGATCCCGAACTTTTATACGTTTCCAAGGAACCCGATATTGGATATTTGCAGGAAACTTACCGCCGGACGCAGAGTGATTTGGGTGAATGGATAGACCGCAGACAAAGGGATTACGACACCCGCAACTGTTTATGGAATGGAAAGTCGGATGATTTTAAGAAGCATTCCAATTTGAGCGCCACGGGCGAGGTGTTTCCTTGGGAAGGCGCTTCCGATCAGAATTGTCAACTCGTACATGAAGCAATCAACACGATGGTTGCGCAGTCGCTTAATTCAATCAGAAGGGCGCAGATTGTGGCCAATCCGATTGAATCCGATGATATTGAACGCTCGAATGTAATCAGTAATTTTATTCGCTGGTTGATTAATTCAAGAATGGACGAATTTTACGACCAGGTCGAACTCGGATTGAATCATTTGTACGAGAAGGGAATGATGGTTCACTACTGTTATTGGGAGTCGCAGGATTTAAAACAGCAACAATCCATTCAACTCGATCAGATTGCGCAAGTCCTTCCACAGATTGCACAGGCAATACAGGACGGCAGTATGGACGAGGAATTATCCTCCGCCCTCAAGGATCAGTTCAAAGTATCCAAGGCAAAAGCCCGTGGTATGCTTAGAGAGATGCGTTCAGATGGAGAAACCACCATTCCCGTGACCCGTCGCGTGATCAACCAGCCGAGAATCAAGGCGCTTGCGCCCGACGAGGATGTGTTTTGGCCATCCTACACCATTGATCCGCAGGAAGCACCCTACGTATTTCACGTTCTTAACATGACACCCGAACAATTACGCTCCAAAATAAACACGGAGGGATGGGATGAGGAGTTTGTGGACAAAGCAATCGAGCTTGCTCAACGCGGGGATACGGACACGCAGATTAACAATTTACGCTTGCAGGACGAAGTCATAAGAAATGACGACGAAACCATTCGGGTTATTTATTGCTACCAACGCTTGCTCGATGAAGACGACGTGCCCGGTATATTCTGTACGATCTTCTGCGAAAACGTACCCGACGTATTCGCCAAGCATCAACTCCTTGATTACGGACATGGAAAGTATCCGTTCGTGGTCACGACTTACGAAAAGACCAGTAAGCGCCTCTACCACTCCCGCTCAGTTGCGGAGCTTGGAGAGGGACCGCAAAACATTTTGAAGATTGAAGAGGATGCATCCATCGATCGTCAAAGCATTTCGACATTACCACCACTCTTGGTACCGTACGGTCGGAGTCCATCGAAGTGGGGGCCAGGTGTGCGTGTTCCGTACCGCACGCTGGGGGAGTACAGATTTGCCGACGTTCCCCGATTCGACGGTGGTTCCATATCGGTGCGTCAATACGTGAAGGAGGGATTTGATCGATTGATTGGAAGAAATGCGCCCGGTGTCGATCCGATTGAAGCCCAAATGAAACAACAAAGAAACATCGACAAAGTGTTTCATCATCTTCGTGGAGTAATCGACCAAGTCTACACGCTTTACCAGCAGTACGGACCCGATGCCGAATTTTTCCGCGTCACGGGAATGAACGACATGCAGAAGTTTATGAAAGGTTCGCCCAATGAAAGATTTGATTTTTATTTGCAGTTTGATGCGGCAACTCAAGACCCGAATCAAATGCTTGAGCGTGTGAAGACGATTGGCGAACTTGGCGGACTGCTCGACAAGAACGGAACATTGGACACGGAGCGGTTGCTTCAGTTGGCAATCGGACAGGTCTTGCCCGGCGCATCCGAGAAAGTTCTGTTGCCCAAGGAAACCGCTTCACAGAACGCGGTCAATGAAGAACGTCAAACAATTGCGGAACTGGTTGCGGGAGTACCGCCCAACGTCAAACCGCAGGATGCTCATGAATTGAAAATGCAGGTATTTCAACAGTGGTTGTCGCAACCCGACGTTCAGCAAAAAGCACAGCAAGACCCCGCCTTGCAGGAGCGTATTCAAAATTACATGAGTCAGCGTTCCATGCAGATTCAGCAACAGCAAAATGCTCAGATTGGCAGACTCGGCGCAATGCCCACTCAATTTGGACAAACCGCATCCGCCGCATGAAGAAAATTATTAAGATCGGACAAACGGTCTATCGACCACTAACAAAAGGAGAACCCAATGCCAGGACATAAAAAATCCAAGTACATGAGCAAAGGCGGACGTAAAAAACGCCGCTAAATGTCGTACCTACTCGCCAACATCCCCCAGTTCAAGTGCTGGGTTCGCAAAGAGTTTACTCACAATCACATGAAGTACGAAGGAGAATATATACATGCTTTGGTAATTGCGGTCTGCGCGATTCCTGACCGATGCCTGTCCTTTCAAGTCGTATTCACCGGGTGTGACGAGAGTGATCCAAACCCTCACGGTGGGGCGATGTGGGCGAGAATGCCAATCACCGCTTTAATTGCAGACGTACCATACGAAGAATGGCCCGAGAAATGTCCCACCCACATCGCACAGCCTTGGGACTGTCCGTCCCGCGACATTGCAGTCACCAAGCTCGACCGCGTAAGTTCAAGCCCGTGGATTGCAAAGATTGACGGAAAGTTCTACAAGGCAATTTATTACTTCACGGTTGATTTTACAGGCAACTCGATTGCCGACGATCCCGCTCAACACAAGCAAAGTCACATCCTTGAATTGACCGAGGGTCCGTGGAAGGGACAAATCATAGCTCTTCCGAATAATCGTGTTCGTGTAACGAACCCCGCCTTGTGGCTGGTTGGAGAGGGAGCGCCTGACTTCGTACCAAGTCAATATTTACACTCTGCGGAAAAGCATGACAGTTACACTGACTGGCGTACAACATTTGATAACTTGTATTCCGATGACAGCCCCGAAAGCAGTAAATAAACCAAGAAGAATCCGCAAGGGTGAACCTGGTTATAAAAAGAAAAAGTTTGTCGTTCGGGCTTCAGAAGGTGGTAAACAAAAAATTATCCGTTTTGGAGACGCAAATTTATCAATTAAAAAAAACATACCCGCTCGTAAAAAAAGCTATTGTGCAAGATCGGGCGGTATTAAAGGAAAAAACTCAAAACTCAGCGCAAACTATTGGAGTAGACGCGCATGGAATTGCTAATGAAAAAACTATCAGCAAAGCAGAAGAAAATTGCAGGGGCGGCAAAGCCCCGCAATAGAATCACGAAGTCCGACTTTGTGGCCTTACGTAGGCGGAGGAAGAAAAAATAAAGGCAATTATGGAAGAGATGGAAGCACGAATCTCGATGCTACGAGAAGACAGTCGCATGTGTACTTACAGAATTTCTTTTCATACTGAGCGCCGCGCAAAGATACAGCAGGACATAAAAGAACTGAAACAAAAGATAAAGGATGAGCAAAAACGTACCGACTAACAAAGCACTTTATTCCCGCGTCAAAGCAGAGGCTAAGAGGAAGTACAAGGTGTGGCCCAGTGCGTATGCATCCGGCTGGTTGACAAAAGAGTACAAGCGCCGAGGAGGGAAGTACAAGACTTCCAAGAAGTAATGGCTAAGAAGAGTGGCGGACTAACCAAGTGGTTCAAGCGTGGTGGTTGGGTTGACTGCAAGACGGGCAAACCATGCGGTCGTAAATCCGCCAAGAAGAGCAAGCGACCCTACCCCGCCTGTCGCCCGACAATGGCGCAATGCAAAAAAAGTGCGGTAAGGAAAAAGACGGGACCGAAACGAGTAAGTTGGAAAGGAAAGAAAAAATGAAAACCTACCACGAAGTAAATCCCGAAGAAGCAATTCAAGCCCTAAGTTTTTTAAAAAACGATCCACACTTCAAGAAATATATTGAGATGCGTGAAAGTATGCGTGAAGAAACCATTCGTCAGTTGCAGACCGAGTCTGTAATCGAGTCCACTAATAGACACTTTATGATGTCGGGTAAACTTGAAGCAATCGACGAAGAACTTGATATTTTGCACAAGCTTTAGACTTCTAGTCATAGTTAGGGTAAGGCTGGCCCTTGCGGAATTGGGGTATCCGCAAGGGCTTTTTTGTTGCCTTTGTCAATACAAAACACTATATTTTGCTACACTAGGCTACAATGCCTTGCTGAGATGGAAACAATTACTGAAGAGGTTAACTCGGAATCCTCCCAAAATTCCGCGCACAGTCAAACGCAAGAGGACGGCAACGTCTCGATGGCAGAATTTGCGGATCAATTATTGAAACGCAGACAAACCGAAGAGCCGGAACCCGAATCATCTTTAGAAACGGACGAACCCGCTGACCAACCTGCGGAGCCTACGGAAGTTTCTGAGGAACAACCCGCCGAGGAAATCGAAGCAACGGAGGAAACTTCAGAGCAGACACAACCTCAACATGTTCTTAACAAATTCAATATCGATTTGGACAGTCTGTCCGAGGAGGAAAGTCGCCAATTGGCAAAGTCGCTGAACGCATCTGCGATCAAACGATTTGGCGTACTAACCGCGCAGAAAAATGCTTTACTTGCAGAAAATGCCGAGCTTCAAGAAAAAGCCCAGCAACCAGTAAACGCAGAAGTACCGCAATTCCTCAAGGACAATGCCCTGTACAACATCACCGACGAAAACGGATTGACCAAAGAAGTCGAGAATCTAACTACGCTCATTGAATGGGCGGAAGAAGGACTCGATAACGAGGTGCAATACGATGACAATGGTGACGAGTACTTGGTCAAGGACGGAGACAAAGTGTATGGCAAAACGGAACTCAAGCGTATCCGCAACAATGCAAAGAAGATTCTTCGCAAGGATGCACCCGCCCGCCAGGCATGGATCAAGGAACGAACCGCGTCCGACCAACAGGCATTGCAGACCTTTCAGTTTTTAGGGGAACCCGAAAGCGAGGACTACAAATTGTTCATGCAGGTCAAAGCTTCACCGCTTTATAAACCATTGGTCGATCATTTACCGAACAGCAATTTTGCTCTTGGATTAATGGTCGAAGGATTAAAAACGGTACAGGCAAGACAGGCGCAGGCAAGTAAGCCCAAGCCCAAACCCAAGGCTCCAGTAGCGAGCGTGGAAGCGGGTTCAAGCAGACCGAAGACTCCACAGGCGAAAAAGAACAAAGAGGTTGATGCCGCGAAGCGTAAATTCGACGCATCGGGATCAATGGCGGATTATCAAAATTATATTCGAATCAAGCGGGCAACCGCAAAATAACAATCTAAAAATTATCAAGGAGATAAACTAAAATGCCACAAGCCGCATCGTACAACGTAGCAGGTAATCGCGAGGATTTGACAGATATTCTTACGATCTTAGAACCTGAGTCAACGCCATTGACTTCATTGGCAAACAAAGCCACCGCTTCGGGAACTTTCTTCGAAGTCCAAGTTGATGACTTATCAACCGCAACCTTCGACGGAGTTAATGAAGGTGAAGATGTTCAAAGCTTCGACAATAAAGCCGCAAATAGGGCGCGTATCGGGAATTATGTGCAGAAGTTCCGCAGAACTTACGCTGTTTCGGATATACAAGAAATCGTGGATACCGCTGGTGTCGCAAGTGAGTTCGCAAACGCCGAAAGTAAAGCAGTCAGAGAAATTAAACGAGACATGGAAGCCGCATTCTGCTCGTCCCAAGATCGTCAAGCTGACAGCGGAGCAGGCGCACCTTACAAAACTCGCGGAATGTTCAAGTTCCTCGGAGTAGGCGGTCAACCATCAGACATTCCAGCGTTTGCTCAAAATGTAGCCAATGACACAACAGGCACTCAAACTGAATCAACCTTCAACAGTGTTCTTCAAGAACTTTACGAAGCCAACGGAATGCCAGGTGGTCAGCTTACTCTTATTGCCGGACCGCAATTGAAAAGAGAAATCAGTGATTTTTCACGTCAAGCAGGTGGAGCAGGATTTGCATATCAAGTCACTCAACCCGCAGAGAGCAAGAAAATAACCTTATCAGTCAGCGTTTATGAGGGAGATTT